CTTGCAATGATCCCACCCGTAGTGCAGTTGGTGACAGGCCGGCGCCTCGTTGGCACCTCGACCCGGGCAGTGCGTGTTCGCCGCCCACAGGACGTGCGTGTTGTTCCAATCTCTCGTCAGATTCTCATTACTGCTGTGACTTAGGAACACCACCTTGGCGTTGTCGTCATGCGAAACCGCGTTCAGCACGCCCGTTTCGGGGCCGATGACGCAGTCGGCGATCTGCGAGAACGCCATGGTCTGGCGGATCGACCAGTCGCCCGAAACCGGGTGCACGCGCGGGTCAACCTCTACCTTGCGACCGGCTGCGTCACGCAGCGGCTGGCCGTCGTCGCCGACCTTAAACCAACCCTGCTCAAGCAGCACCGCCGCGGGACCGCCGACCAACACGACGTGCAGGGTCGGGAACTCCAGCAGCAGGGCCGCGATGATGTGGTCCACATAAGGCCACGTCTTGTGCACCGACGAGCCGGCCAGTGACCAAACGATTACATAGTCGCCCATGGTCTGGCGCAGCGTGTGCGCCCACGCCTTTTCCTCAGCGGTCGGGTAAAACTTCACCTGCGGGTTGTGCGGGATGCCGGCGGCATCGTGTTGCAGCTCAAGGTAGTTCACGTCGGCCAACTTGTGGCGCAACTTGGGCGGCACACCGTGTAGGAATCGCCCTGGCAGCGCCAGCAGCGTGCCTTCAGCCGACTCGGACAGGTTGACCCACTTGTCATACTTGGTCTTGTGATACTCCCAGAACGCGCTCAGCGCGTGGTTGGGCACCTGATCCTTGTCCTGATAGTAGAACTCGTCCACGTTGGGGTCGTGCAGGATGACGTCCGACCCGGGCGGTGAACAGTAGGCCGTGACGTGGTAGCCCTGCTGCTTGAGACCGGCAAACACCGACGACGCTTGGAGGATGTCGCCGAACGCGCCATAGCGCACGACCGCCGCCCGCTTGACCTGTAACTTCGGTTTGGCGCAAGTGAACGTTTGGCCCTTGGCTTTCTTTTGGAACACAAAAAACAGCGAGTATTCGCTGTCTTGATCGCGGCGCTGCCACTCGACCAAGTCCCAGCAGCCGGCCTTCTCCATCAGCTCCACAAGCAGCTTGTAGGACACGTTCCACTTGTGGTCTGGGTTGGCGCCCGGTTCGCCGACTTTGGGGTATAGCGTTTCGTCGGGCAGGTACATGACCAAGTAGCCGCCGATCTTGATGACGCGCAGCCATTCCTTCAGGCACTTCACCGCGTTGTCGAACGGGATATGCTCGAGGACGTGCGACGAGAACACAAAGTCCATGGTCTCCGTGCCGAACAATCGCAGGTCGGCAGCGTCGTCAATCCACACGTCAGGCTTGAACTGAATGCCGAACAGCTGCGTGTCGGCGCCGTTGTCCACGCCGATCATGTGCGGGAACGCCTTATTCGGACCGCAACCTACATCAAGGCCGCGGCCACGGGTCCACTTGACCAACTCCCATCGGATCTTGCCTGACTCGTTACCCTGCGTATCGTCTGCTTTCCACACCATGTTTCCCCACTCCCTAATTGAAAAGACCGGCGCTAGGCCGGTCCCATGTCACCGGCTGTCATCCGGTTGGCTTCAGCCCTTCAGCTTCAGCGTTTTCGGCTCGGCAGGTGCCGGCTCGACGTAACCGACCGGCTTGCGGTCGCCCCGATACGTCACACCGTCCTGCACCCAGCGGCCATCTTCGGCGCTGCCGCCGTAGACCATGCCGTGTGGCTTGTTCGGGTTGAACAGCCGCGTGCCGTCAACCGTAAAGTCGTCTGCTTGACTCATAACCGCTCCCCATTAATCCCACAACACATTCCACACGCCAGGCGTACCCGTCGTGATGACCACAAGATTACCATTGTACCGAACGCCCGTGCCACCCGATCCCGGGTTGCCTTGGAATCCCGTGCTGGCGGCGGTCTGCGTGGCCACCATTTGGTTGGTGTTGGTCGTGGTGCCAGTGACGTAGACGTCGTAAGCCGTGATTGTCCAAGTCGTGCCGACGCTGATGGCGTTGAAGCCGTACAGGATGCCGCCGCCCGTGGAGTCCACGGTGGTCGTGCCCGCAGTGTTCAGCACCGTGTAGTTGGCGCACCCGGGCGAGTAGATCAGGCCGCTCGTCGGGTCAATGTGGCAGATGCCAAGCGGTGCGGATGCGTTGCTCGGCGGGGTCGGAAATAGGGTTGATCCTGCCATGATTACATCCGGTCGCAGTAGTTGTTGCGCTCGACGAACCCGCCAACGTCGTCATAAAACGCGTCGTTATGCTCACGGGTGTACTCGTCGTCGGTCTGGAGCAGCTTCTTCTTGTCAAAACCCGTCCGCAGCGACATGGCATTGACCTCGTGGTTGGTTAGGTCGCCCGTGGCGTACTCGCTCGGCATATTGCCGGCGATGCTGATGCCCATTTTGCGGATGTCGTTGAATTCTTGATCCTCAATGTCCATGCCCGGGGGCAGGCTGTTGAGCATCATTGCGTTGTTCATGTACTTGGACATATGGTCACCGCCGGGAGCGCCTTCGCGCCCCGGGGTGCCCTTCTTTGCCCGCGCTTCCATGTCAGTCAGCCAGCCATGCTGATTCTCTGCGCTTGACTGCTTGTCCGGGTAATTAACCTGGAACTTCTCTTGCACAATCTTCGGCATGACTGGCTCCTACTTCAGATCTTCTTGCCGCTGACAGCGTTGGTCATGGACGGACGGCCCATGTCCTTCGTCTTCGGCATCATCGAGCCGCTGGCACGATAGACCCACCCGTCACCCGGGTAGCCGAGACCGCCTTCGTAGGCGTACAAGTCCATCTTGCGGATGTCGCTGTTTTCCTGATCCTCGATGTCCATGCCAGGCGGCAGCGTGTTGTAGAACGCGTTGACGCCGAACTCTAGACCCTTCTTGACCAAGTAACCGCTGTTGCGAGCGCCCACCATTTCGTTGTGGATCATCTCGGCGCTGTCTGGCAGCACTCCGACGTCCGCAACGTGCTGGCCCTTCACCTCGTGCCGCTTCTGGGCACGAGCGTTGGCCGACTTGATGATGTCCGCGTGCGTCGGTGCGTCACCGCCGTACATTTCGGTGGACATCTGATCCGCAATGACTTGCGGGGTCTCGTACATCTTCCGATTGGGCTGTGTGATCTTAGGCATTTTGTTCCCCTTAGGCGACCACGTTGGCCAACGGCAGGACGGAGTAGTCAATCGTGATGAGATTGACCGACGACGCGTCCGTACCGTTAACGATGTAGATCTGGTCGCCCTGGTTGATCGACAGACCGTTCAGACCCGCCGTACCCGTCGAGGTGTTCAGCGCGACCTGAGCCGTCGCACCGACCTGACCCGTGGCCGTGCCGTTCGCAAACAGCGTGTCCACGTAGAACGGACCGATGGTCGAGGTGGACAACGACGGGGCGACGCCAGTCGACGCGGTGTTCGTGATGCGGATCAGGTTGAGCTGAGACGCATTGACGTGCACCGTCGCCGAGGTGGAGCTGCCGGCGTAGTTGTAGTACTGGGTGGCCGTGTAGGTGGACGTGCCAGCGGTCGTCGTAAAGGCATTGAGCCCGAACAACAACATATTGGCGTGCGCCACAAACTTGCCCGAGACACCGCCCGAACCTGCCGTCATAACCGAGGTGAACACACCACGGGCGACGTAGGCGGGGTTATCGTAGGCCATATTCTTCAAGGCTTGCGTGTTTGACATTGCTATTGCTCCTTAGGCCGCCGAGTCCCACTTCACGATGCGGGTGTTAATCGCGCTCGTGTGGACGATACCGAAACCGCCGAGGTAGTACCAGGCGATACCCTTGCTGCGACCGTAGTCGGTCGGAATCTTGCCGCGCATTTCTTCCGGCACCGCGATGGCTTCGGCCACCGTGTCGTTACCGAAGAAGAAGATCCAGTCGGACTGACCGTTGGTCCACGACGTGGTGGTCGTGCCGTCCGTGCCCGTGCCCTTGGCAATGTTGGTCTGCTCAATGAAACGGGTGTTTTCGTAGCGGCCGATCTCACCGTTCATGATGAGGTTGAAGCCGGTGTCCGAGTACGTGTGGATCGTCTCAAGGTTGTTCTTGAAAGTACGCAGCGTCGTCGGCCATGCAATCGCGTAGTAGTCGTCCGCGATGTACGCCGGGATGTTGCGCTCCTTCATGATGTCCACGATGGCCTTGGCGTGCGCGTTGTTGAACGCGACCGAGTTGGTGCCCGTGACGGTGCCGTTGGTGTAGAGCGTGACCGCCGACGTCGAGGTGCCGCTGCCCGACGGGATGGCGCGCAACAGCGTCTGGTTGAACTGGGTCCAAGCAGCGCGGTCGAGGTACTTGACGCAGTCGTTCTTCAAGACCTTCTTGATGACGTCTTCGACCGGGAACTTCGACAGGTTGTCGAGCTTGCCCGAGTACGGGACCGAGTTGCCGGCTTCCGTCACCGTCAGGGTGCCCTGAACGATGGTGAAGTTGGTCTCAGGCATCGTGTTGGTTTCGACGAGGACGGCACCAGCCGCCGCGACGTCAGAGAACACGTCCCAAGTGAAGGTGTCGCCCTTCTTCTTGCCCTGCTGCGAAATGTCGTGAACGTCAGCGAACTGACGGAACTTGACGAGAGGCTGCACGTTAGCGCGCAGTACGTTGGAAAGCTGGCGGCTGTAGAGGTAGCCGCCGAGGCTGTTAACAGCCCAAACTTGACCTGCCATGTGGCGAGACTCCTAATGTTGGCCTCGCCACCATGGCGAGGGTTTATCGTCGGTGCATGATCGGACGAGCCTGACCCCGTGCAGCCGCCATCTTGGCGATGGACGACTCGTAAGTTTCATTCTCGTCATCTTCGGCCTCGTCCGCTTGCCGTCCACCGGCCACCGGAATCGACCGAACTGACGCTTTGCGTTGCTCTTTCTCGGCTCGACGCTGCGGATCAGCAGCTGGGGCAACCGTGCGGCCTCTGAGCGCTCGAGCTTCCTCGCCAACTTGGCGGAGTCGCTCCTTAAAGTCCATGTCGGGGTTAGACTGCGCCAAATGCGAGTCCTTCCAGACCATGTATTCCTTCAAACGCGGATCAGACAGCTCGCTCTGATATTCCCTATCGAACCAACTAACAGCTTCACGAAACGTCAAC